CGTGTAACCAATTAGAGGCAGCCTCACTTCTTTCTTTAATAGTACTAAAGATTTCATGATTAATTTGCTTAGCTTCTAAAGATTCAAACTCTATAAGTTTTGACTGAAACAAAGAATGATATCCTAATACTCCTAGGCCTATAGCTCTGTGTTCTTTTGCAAACTTAAAAGCTCTTCGCATTCCTGGTAAGTGCTCTGCTTTTTTTATAAACTCATTCATTACAGCATTTAAGAACAAAACATAAGTTTCAACAGCGTCTGTCTTCTTTATTTCATCCCAATGCAATGCATTTATAGATCCTAAACAACAAACAAAGCTATGAAAGCTATCAGTTGGTAACTGTATCTCACTACATAAGTTTGATGCAGTTATTTTATAACCAAGTTCCTCGTAAGGTGTATTCTTATTAGAATTATCAGAGAACATGATGTATGGAAATCCAAACTCATTACGTCTTTGTATAATCTTGGCCCATATCTTACGTTTCTCTTTACTACCAGACTTCATAGATTTTAACCAAGCGTCTGTAACAGTAATACCGTATTGTAAATTCTGAATAGGGTTACCTTCTGTACCTATGTCTAGAAATTCTTCTATATCATCATGCTCTACTGGTAAGTATACAGCACACGCTCCACGTCTAGCAGCAGATTGTTTACACACATCCACTACAGTGTCATACATTCTAGCATAGTGAATAGGTCCGTCTGCTTGACCTCCTGTACTAATAGATGATCCTCTAGGTCTTATGTTTCCTAGGTAAGCACTTGTACCTCCACCATATTTTGACATCATTCCTATCTCACGTCCTGCATTTAGTATGCTATCTAGTGTGTCATCCACATTAGATCCATAACAACTAATGGGTAAACCTTTTGATTTACCAAAGTTGATCCATACAGGAGTTGACAAACTATAATATCCCTTTGCCATATAATCCTCAAACTTATGTGCAAAGTCTTTTATATTTAGATATTTCTCAGCAATATTTGCTATGTCTCTAATTCTTTGTTCAGGTTCCTCATCTAAGTATCCTCTGGACAAAAACTTTCTACTGTCCTCGTTGAGCCAGTAATATCTTTTGTACTCCATGTTGATTTATTTAAATTGTTCTGTTTCTTCTTTTACCGTCCCATTGGACTTTCTTGGATTTACCCAACATTAAGAACTTAGAAACTCTTTTATTAAAGTTTCCTCTTTCTGTGTTAAGCTGAGTGTTACCATTAGTTTGCTCTGTTATCATTGTATTATTATTTAAAATAGATCATCTTCAGTGATGCTCTTACTTTTCTTATTGTAGTCCACACTTTTCTTATAGAAGAAGTCTCCTTCTTTAGTCCCTGTAATTTCTATGTCAAACCACTTAGTTGATGATATCAGATCTTTATCTACATCAAATATAGAATCCATACCTATTTTTTCTAGAGAGTTGTTAAATCTGTTCATGATAAAGTGTTGTATTGTTTCTTTGGGTAGAAAACTAAGTTCTCCTTTCTCAAAGATCCAATCTAATATATCACACTCAGCAATATAAGCTTTCTTACAAGCTGAATAGATTAAGTTCTCAAACTCTGCATCAAACCAATCAGGATTCTCTTTCTTAATGATGTTAATAATCTCAGCTCCAAAGTTACCGTGTATCTCTTCTTCCTTACTAGTAGCCTCAACAACATTAGATATACCCTTGAGCACATTCTTTTCTTTGTTAAAGCTCATCATAATTAGAAACTGACTAAATAAACTTACGTGCTCTATAAATAGTGAAAACAATAACACAGACTTAGTGTACATCTTATTATCTCTAGAGCGTGTACCATCTAGGTATTTATTTAAATACTTAAGTCTACCTTCTATTGCAGGAACTTCTATAACTTTCTGAAATTCTTTTTCAAGACCTAATATCCTTAATAATCTAGCATAAGCATCTTTGTGTCTTACCTCTGACTCAGCAAACGTCATTCCCACATCACCCACTTCTGTAATAGGCATACGTTTATACATATCAGCCCAGAACGTCTTTACATTGACTTCTATCTGTGCAATTGCAAGCATAGTCTTCTTAATAACATCACGCTCTTCAGGAGAGATTGTTACTTTAAAGTCTTGTATGTCTTCTGTAAAGTTGAATTCTGTATCAATCCAGTAGGAGTGTCTGATAGCGTCTTTGTAGTCTAATAGTTGTGGGTACTCATAAGGTAGTATATTTACTCTACCTTTAAAGATGTCTTTATTCATATTTCTAAGGGTTTACCGTTTTTATCTAGGTTTATTGATCTTAATCTTTCCTCTATTTCAAATTCCACCTTTAGTATTAAAGATATCTTTTCTTCTAGCTCGCTGTGTATAACATGACCTACATATGGCATTATCTCAGTTAGGTTTGTTTCTACTCTAGGTATCCCACGAATAGTTGACACTTGTTTGTATCTAAAACCATCTACTTTTAAAAAGTCAGTAAATGCAACATTTAAAAATTGTACAACAGCTGGAACATTTATTACAAGTCCTCCACCCTCACAAATTAATTCATAAGAGTCATTAAATTCTTTTGCTGTTCTCATGACCATGTTATTGTTTGATACCAATAGGGACTAGAAGTCTTCTCAGGTTGTGTACCTAAGGGCTCTTTTTTCTCTGAAAGGTGTGTGATTAACATTTCAGCCTCTTGGTCTGAAATTTGATTATCGGACAGCAAATCTACTATTATTTTTCCAATTGTTCTCATAATTCTTCATCTTTTTTTACACCTTCCACAACTTCCTGATTCTCAGCAGCTGCAAGGTTTTCCTCAAGAAGAGGTAGAGCTATTTTCATTGCAGATACATCAAACTCTTTTCTGGTAGTATGTTTATTAACGTCAACCTTTTCTTCTGTTCGAGCGTTAAATACATCTCCTAAGAACTTTTCATCTTTTACAACTATACTTATTAGCACACCTTGACTGTCTAGTATATCTAGTATATTTCTAGGAGCCTGTGATATAATGTTTTCTATTTGCTCGTCTGTAACTGTTGTATTAGCCATAGCCTGTTTAAAGTCATCATCATCCTTAAAGTTTTTTATATTAGTTGCTAATCTTTCTAAAAACCACTCTTTGATATATTTTGCAGCTCTTTTGTTTTCTTTTAAAATTTCAATTGTTTTCATACTAATTCAGTGTTTGTTATTAATTCAATGTTTAATGTTTCTTTTGCTATATCAAAACCATCCCATACTTCAAGATCTTTAGACCATTCAATGCCAATCTTATCTTCCCAATATTTAATCATATCTTCTGTTTTGTTAAAGATTCTATATTGCAAAGACACTTGATCTTTATGAAGGCCATTCTTTTTAATCTTTACTACTCTTGAGAATGATTCTTGAAATTCGTTTGATGTTTCAGAATATTTACCTTCTTTAACAAGATTAAAATCTTCTTTAAAGTTAGAATTTAGTTTATATACTATTACTACATATCCATTTGGATAATCATAATCATCTATAACAGACTCTGTTCTATCATATTCATCATCTAGAAACTCTCTAAATTGCTCTATATCTTTAGGTAGAAATAAAAGATATACAGAATCTGGGTATTGTATATCTCTATCTACATCACTAATATAGGCATTTACAAATCCATTATTTAATAATGAATCTTTTGGCACTTTTAGAGTGGGTACCATAAATATGCTTGTTATTGTTTTTTTCATTAGCGTTTATTAATTGTTTCAAGTTCATCTTGTGTGTATAGTTTTAATATACTGTAATTTAATCTAGCTTGTTCTTTAGCTATCTTACCATTACCACCGCTTGCTTTTAGATATCCTCTAAATATAGCTTTAGTAAATTGATAGTCTGTCATTCCCAGATGCATGTTATCTCTACACCACGCTTTACCAACCCTGTAAGCTCCAGGTATACCATCACCACTGTCACCTATTACCACTTGAGAAGCTATAGCTAGTCTACTTTCTTCCTTAGAGATCTGTTTAAACTCTCCTAGAGTGTCTCCATGGCTCCTATAATTATAAAATGGTACATCAGGACAGTTATATAGTACATCTTTATCTATAGCTGCTACAACACAATTACCTTCGCTTAATAAATAAGCATCATACACGTAATCATCAGCCTCAGCTCCTATAGATGGTATAGCATTTAATTCTTCTAACATGTAAAGTGATATTATTGGTATAAGATCATTTTTTTGCTTTCTGTTAGACTTATAATCAGGGTAAAGTTTATATCTAAAGTTACCACGACCTCTTACAAATATAAAAGTTTCTTGTATGTTATAAAACTCTTCTATGTTATTATGAATCTCTTCCAACTTAGTTCTAGTTCTATACTTAGCTTCTTCTATTCTTTCTTCTTCTGTTGGAAACTCCATCAGAGAGTCTTCAGGAAAGTGTGATGCAAAATACATAATACTATCAGCGTCTATTATCAATACTCTTTCTGTGTTATCATACTTAAGAGGACAGTTCTTAACTTCCTTTACAACTATATCAACTTCTTGAATAGTTTCTGCTTTAACTCCCTTTATCATAACTTCCCTTTTGATTTAACGTACTCAATTTCTCTCTGTAAATAATCTAAAGCTTTATGTAAATCCTTTAGCTCGTTCTCTTTCTTTCCTGCTCTAGCTATATATTTTAGAACATTACCCCTGTTGAACGAAAGAGAGTAATCGTTACACACGTCTATAATATCATACTCTTTTCCATTTTCATAATGTTCAGGCGTTTTAAAATACTTAATAGCATTATTCATAAAATGTTTCATTTTTTAAACTGTTTTAATTGTTTTTCTAATTGTGTTTTTTCATCATGACATGTTTTACAGAGCACCTGTAAGTTTTCCTGTTCACAAAATAAAGTATCTACGAAAGCTGGAAGATCATTTGAGCAATTTAAGCTACCTGCAGGCTCTATATGATCAACATTAACTTGATCACTTTTAAACCAGCTTTTACACTTATTACAATGGTATTCCCACTTCTGTCTTTTGTTCTTTCCTTTGTAAGCTCTTCTTGCTAATTTTTTACACTCAGCAATTGGTTTCCACCATCTACTCTTTTGTCTTAATGCACTTCTAATCATAGACCAAAACATTGATTCTGTCATTGTTCCAGCATTTTTAGTGCGAGGTACTCTTGGTTTTTTTACTGCTCTTTTTGCCATAATTTTAAAATTAAAGGGATAACAAATATAATTCAAATAAATGTTATCCCCTAATTTATTAATCTACCATACGAACTCTTGCAGTAATCTCAGCTTTCATCTCTTCAAGACTTCCAATAATATTACGTACATCTATAGAAGATATATTTGGTAAGCTAAACTCATATTTGTTAGATTCCTTTGCGAAACCTTGTTTAACTTTGTCCTGTAGATCATCAAGCTCACGTACAGCATAGACTTCATCCAACTGAAGAGTGTCAAACTCATTGTCATGAAGAATACTTGTAGCTTCTTCTCTTGGTACAGTCATAATTGGAAGATACTCATAGCATCTACCTTTGTGTGTACCAATACCAACCACCTTCATAGGGTTGATAAGAACAAGAACAGACTGATCACCACATCCTACATAGTGTATCTGGTCAGAAGTAAAATGTAAACCAGCTGCAGCACAATCTTGTGTTGACCAGTTACATTCTTCTTGTGGCATGTTCACCACTTTACCAATACGTATGTCAAATGTTTTAGTCCAATCATCTGTAAAACGATTCTCATGTCTGTTAGGTAGATCTAGGTATAAAGCTGTAAGTTTACCTATTTCTTCTCCATGGTCTACTTTCACAGAAGTTGTATACTCATAAGGTTCTACCTCACCTGTACCATCACATGTTTCACATTCTACCCACTGTTCTTCATTCCATTCATCTTCATCATCATAACAGTCACCATCATCATAGTAGCCACCTTCTCCATCACAATCTGAACACACTGTAGTAGTGTGTGTTTCTTCATTGTACAATCTATCTACATGTACAATCTTATATTCACCATCTTGTAAGAATACAGTATAATCATCTGGACTTTTCTTCCATACAGCTTTTACTTTGTTATATGTATTAGATATAAAATGTACAAGCTCTGGAGATCCATGTAGTGTAACAACATTACGTAGCGCTACAAAGAATCCCTGCTTAGTTATACGAAAGCTGTTCTCTTTTAAGAATCTATACAGCTCATGTGCAACCTCAGCTCTTGGGTTAAGTGCACACCACATAAAGAAGCGCTTTAAAGATTGATATCCATCATAATCATTTAATGGAATACCTAAAGCTTTAGCACGACTCACTTCATCAATTAGTTCTTCAACTAATAGCTGTGGTAGAGATCTAGATATACCTTTAAAGTATACTGAATCTCCATCAATTACAAACTCACTACACTCTTCTAGGACAGTAAAGCCCTTTCTAAGAGCCTTTAGTCTTCTTTCTGATTCATCTCTCTCTGCAACTTCAGAAACTACATTAGGATCACTAACGATTGTATAGAGGTGTCCAATGGTAACAGCTGACTCTGCAGCATGATAATCATCTTCAGTAGCATTTACCTTAGATATTATAGAATTATCATGTAGCACAATAGTAAGCACATCATTTACTAACTTTATAGTCTTGTAGGGATTTTCTTGAGGAGAACTATCGTTGTCTACCTCTTCAACTAATTTATCAAGTTTTTTCTCGATAACCTTTTCAATTGAGTGGTCCACTTTATTTTTGAACCACTCTAAACTTAGAAATTTACTCATTTTTAATTGTATTTAATTGTTAATTATTCTCTTGTTCTTGTTTATGTTTAAGAAACTGATAATGATTGTTTATAGCAACACCATTGCATTTAAAAAGCTGAGCTAAACAGTCTAAAAGACCGTTTTGTCTGTGACTTTCACCAGTTCTTAAACTAGATGCAATAGTATTTACATAAGCATGCTCTTTTAGGAAAGCTTCTAATTCTTGTATCAAATCATATATCTCAGCGTTAAATAGATTATCATCTTTAGCAAGTTCAAGTAATTTCTCTCCATGTTTAAAAGATTGATATCTACCACCTCCAATATACGTTTTCTGATATTCAGATATTTTCTTAAATTTATCTGATAATTTAGACTTAACTCTATCAATTAGATAACTTTTCTCAAATAGATCAACATTATAGTCCTTGTTTATAAACTTCCAGCAAAGTAATGCAGTCATATATTTAATAAACATATCATCACCCTTTATAAAGTCATCATAAGAAACTAAATTATCAATTTTAGGAGACTTCTCTAATGCTTCTAACTCCCTCGTTGAAAACGTAATATACTTTATACTCATGCGCTTAGTTTCTTCATACAAATTATCAAGCAGCATGTAATCATCATGATTAGTGTATACGTAAGTACAACTTCCCCCTTCTACAGACTCAATATTGATTCTATGTGATACAAATTTACAGTTCCTGCCATCGCTATATCTGAGAAGCTCTTCACCTATTTTACAATTGAAGTCTCCTGCAACCTTTTCACCTTTAGCAGCTTTAGTAGCTCGCATCTTAGATACAGTGTTAGCTTTTCTATCATCTATCCAGTGTTGAGGTACTATAATAGCATCAGCATCTCTAAGAGATTTTAAAAGTAATGACTCTACATACTGAAAGTCTTTAATTACACCTCTCCACTGAGATTTAGGGTAATTAATTAACTTTAGAATCTCATAGTAACTATCTTTACCAGTGATACTTTTTAGAGGATAAGACTTTGACTTGCGAATAAATGTAACTCTTCTAGAATTACTATTATTATTTTTAGCCTTTTCAGTAATTATATCTTCACAAAGCTCTCTAAGATACGCCTTTTTATGACCTCTCATTGAATCTTGCATCTTGAATGTATATTTTTCCATATCATTCCAGTTTACATTTCTTCCCCAATGGCTTTCTTTTATCTGATACATTCTAGTATTTTCATACCTATAGTTAGCTTTGTATTCTCCCAAAAGATAACTAAACTCATGTCTACTAAACGTAGAGATCTCCCAGTTATCTAC